ATTGCATTTCAATGGGCTTTAAAGAAGCTTGGTACTTACTTAGGGGAGAGCGTAATGGGATATGGCTTTCAACCCCATTTTAATGTAAGTGAAGTTTCTAAAGAAGAATATGAAGAATGCCCTGTTACTGTTTGGGGAGGCACTCCATTGAAGAGTGAGAAAATATTCCTTAGTCCTAAATCAGTAGAGGGATTTCCTGAAAACATTGACTACATGAAAGAATGGGGATTTAAATAATGCCATATTACATAAAACGAAAGGCTAAGAAGAAAGACAAGCCTTTACCTCTGTTTGATAAAGCGGGGGTAACAATAAAGAAGAAGCCGGATTTGAAAGCTAAGCTCGACAAGGAGTTTTCCCTTTTTATCCGGCTTCGTGATTGTATGCCAAACGGTTATTTTCGTTGTATCTCTTGTGGGCAGATAAAGCCGTTTGCGCAAGCGGATAATGGTCACTATTTCAGCCGGACGCATTTGGCAACACGGTTTGACGAGGATAATTGCCATGCCGAGTGCCGCTCATGTAACCGTTTCAAAGCCGACCATTTGGAGGGCTATCGGGTGAATCTGATAGCCAAGATAGGTCAGCAGAAATTCGACTTGCTGAAAGTGAAAGCTGTATCAAATACCAAGATGTCTGATTTTGAGTACGAGCAGCTAATCAAGTATTACAAGGCACTGAATAAGAAACTTAGAAAGGAGAAAGGTCTATGACTTATCAGCTACGTGATTACCAACAGAAATCCTCTGATGCAGCCGTTTCTTTCTTCAACAACAAGGCGAAGAAAACAAACGCCATCATGGTCTTGCCTACGGGCAGCGGAAAGTCGCTTATCATAGCGGATATAGCCGCAAGGCTTGACGGTCATACCTTAGTGTTCCAGCCCTCGAAGGAAATACTCGAACAGAATTTCAAGAAACTCTGTTCATACGGTATTCTTGATTGCAGCATCTATTCTGCATCCTTTAACTCAAAGGAGATAAGCCGGATAACATTTGCCACCATCGGCAGTGTGAAGAATCATCCCGAACTGTTCACCCACTTCAAGAACATCATTGTGGATGAATGTCATCTTGTAAACCCCAAAGAGGGAATGTACAAGGATTTTTTTGATGCAGTGAAGTGTAAGGTTCTTGGACTGACAGCAACGCCATACCGTTTAAGCTCCAGCCGTGATTTCGGCTCCATGCTGAAATTTATCACTCGGACAAAACCTCATGTCTTTTCAGAGGTCATTTATCATGTACAGGTATCAACCCTATTAGATATGGGCTACTTGGCGAAGTTGGATTACTATTCAATGAATCCTTCAGGGTGGAATGAACTTAACTTGAAAGTAAATACTACTGGTGCCGACTATACGGATAGGTCAGTTCAAAAAGAATATGAACGGATAGACTTCTACGGTTATCTCGTTCATATCGTCCAAAGGCTGATGAATCCCAAAGCCGGAGGAAAACGGAAGGGTATTTTGGTCTTTACCCGTTTTTTGAAAGAAGCGGAACGGTTAACGATGTCAATACCCGGTTGCGCTATCGTTTCAGGTGATACTCCTAAGAAAGAACGTGAACATATTCTTGAGGCGTTCAAAGCTGGTGAAATTCCAGTAGTAGCTAATGTGGGTGTACTTACGACTGGCTTTGACTATCCGGAACTTGATACGGTCGTTATGGCACGTCCTACAATGTCACTTGCCATGTGGTATCAGATAGTCGGTCGTGCCATCCGCCCGCATCCTTCTAAAGAATGTGGATGGATTGTGGATTTATGCGGTAACATCAAACGTTTCGGAGAGGTGTCGGATTTACGATTGTTTGATAGCGGTAATGGTAAGTGGGCTGTATTTTCTAACGGAAGGCAATTAACTAACGTGAGATTCTAAGACTATGGACGAAGGATTTTTGAGGCTAAGCCGCAGGTTTTTCTCGAATGAAATGTGGAATGAAGCCCGTACTTTTAGCAGTTGCGAAGCGTGGTTAGACTTAATTCAGTCTGCACGATTTGAGGCAACGCCTCGAAAGGAGAGTATCGGAGGTCGAGAAATCTCTTATTCAAGAGGTCAATATCCTGCATCCATAAGATTTCTGTCACAGCGTTGGAAATGGTCTGAAAAGAAGGTGCGTTCCTTTCTTGTGCATCTTAGAAAGAAAGGTATGATAACTGTTGAGTGCAATCAAGGAATGAACCTTATAACCTTATGTAAATATGAAGAATATAATCCAATGGGCACAACCAAGGGCACAAGTAAGGACACAGGTATTGAAAAGGAAATCAATGAATTAAGACACGAATGGGCACAACTAAGGGCACAACTTGGGGCACAGCCCATGAACAACAATCTACCGCAATCCGAACTTTTACAAAAATCAGGGCACACAGAGGGCACAAATACAAAGAAAGAAGAAAGAGAGTATATAGATATATCTCTACATCAAAAGAAAGAAAATACTCCTGACGGAGTATCAAAGAAAGCCAAGCTTTCTTCGCCCTCCCCCTCTGAAAAGATTGATTACAGCGGATTGATGGAATACTATAATACCACATTCAAAGACAGACTCCAGCAGATAAGATCAATGACTGATGTGAGAAAAAAGGCTGTAAAAGCCCGGATAGCCCAATATGGGAAAGAGTCAGTGAGGAGTGTTTTCAATCTCATTCTTCAATCCCCGTTCCTACTTGGAGCTAATGACCGCAATTGGAAATGCGACTTTGATTGGATTTTCAAACAAGCAAACTTTACTAAAATATTGGAAGGAAACTATAATGGGACAAGACTTAGTAAAAATCAACAGGATAGCGAGCAGCGAAAACGTGATTCAGTTCTTGCAGTCGCTACAACCGTTAGAGAAGCTGCCGCAAAAAAGAGAAAGGAACTTGAAGCAGAGGGCGTTATTGAATAAATATCCCGATCCTGCACAATTCATTCTTGATTACAACCCTGATTTGCAGTTCAAACTTGTCAGATGTAATGCAACCCATTCAGAACTGGCGTTGAATGACAGCATTCCGAGTTTAGGGCTATTGTCTTCTACTTATGGGGATGAAACACCGATAGAATGGCTAAAGATACAATTTGGCTCATTGAATGACTTTGCAGAAGTTTCAACCAAGATAGCGAAAGAGCAACTTTCTGAACTATCGGAGATATTCCTTTCGGAGTATTATTATATAAATGCCGCTGAAATCTGTTTTTTCATAGCACGGTTTAAGTCAGGGAAGTATGGGCGGTTCTACGGTTCAATAGATCCATTGAAAATAACAAGTGCGATGCTGGACTACGTTTCTGAACGTCGGAAAGATATTGAACGGAAAGAGCGTGAACGATACAGAAACCAACGTGAAAAAGAGATAGAGGAGCGTGGAGATAACAGAATCTCTTATGCTGAGTACATTGAAATCAAGCACCGTGCTGATGCAGGAGATGAGGAAGCTAGAAAAATGCTGATATCACCATGAGAATAACCGTTTACTGGGTAACAAGAAATCCGGATGTTATCGTAAGAATCCGGAAAAAGTTCAATATCCCAAGTTATACTTCCGTGAACTACGAAACAGAATGTGAAATCAAGGATGAAGACTTTTCACTGTTAGAAGAAACAGAACGAAGGGGATTTATTCAAATTAGAAATAAGAATACACGATTATGCAAGGAACAGACAAACTGAATACGATAACCAACATCGTATTTGTCCTCACGGACGTTTTAGAAACCAACCTTCTAGAAATGCAGCAGCAATACAAGAAGGAAGGCTTTGAATTGCGGCACGATTCAAAAAGAAACTTCAACACAGCCATAGCCGCGATAAAGAGATTGAAAAGTGATGTGAATCATTGCAGCGAATCCACTCAGGAAAACTTCGGCAATGATTCTGACATGGTGAACGCCATGTTGCTCACACTGATTGACAGATGCGGTGATGATGACAACCTCGCTTATAAGATGTACGAATACATTAAATCTTTCCCGTCCAAACTGAATCTGGACTTGGATTTGGATAATGCGTTCAGCCACCTGTTTAGAAAGGAGAAATCAACAAAAGAATAGCATAATGAAAGATTATATAGAATTTTTGAAAGACAAGATGGCAATCAGCCATCAGACTGGGTTTGAAGTCAGACCGGAAGAAATTTCCCCGTATTTATACCCTCATGTGAAAGATACAGTACGTTGGGCTATTTCCGGCGGTTGCAGGGCGATATTCTCCAGCTTCGGTATGCAGAAAACCGTAACCCAGTTGGAGATACTGCGGGTGATCCTGAACCGCACAGGAGGCAAAGGGTTGATAGTTTGCCCCAAGCGTGTAGTAGTGGAGTTCCTGACACAGGCCGAAAAGCATCTGGGTATGAAAGTGAGCTATGTACGTACTATGCAGGAGGTGAAGCAATGTCCGACCAATATCATGGTGACAAACTATGAACGTGTCCGTGACGGCGAGGACGGAATAAGAATAGAACCTTCCTACTTTACCGTTACCTCATTGGATGAAGCGAGCGTGTTACGTGGATTCGGAACCAAGACCTATCAGGAGTTTCTTCCTATGTTTGCAGAAGTTCCGTACAGGTTTGTTGCCACTGCCACACCGTCACCCAACAGATACAAGGAGCTGATACACTATGCCGGCTACCTTGGAGTGATGGATACCGGGCAGGCACTTACAAGGTTCTTCCAGCGTGACAGCACGAAGGCGAACAATCTTACCCTCTATCCCCACAAGGAGAAGGAATTCTGGTTATGGGTAAGTACATGGGCGTTGTTCCTCACCAAACCGTCTGATTTAGGTTATCCCGATACAGGATATGAGTTACCAGAGTTACGGGTACATGAAGAAGTCGTGAGTGTGGATAACTCCACTGCCGGAGCCGACCGTGACGGGCAGGTGAAAATGTTCCGTGAGGCTGCTCTCGGTCTGGCTGATGCTGCAAAGGAACGCCGGGACAACATGCAGGAAAAGATTGCCCGTGTGGTAGAGATTATCAATCGCCCGGAAAACAAAGACGACCATTTCCTTTTATGGCATGACTTGGAGGCTGAACGTGAGGCACTCTGCAAGGCAATTCCCGGATGTAAGGCTGTGTATGGCTCGCAAGATGATGATGAAGCCGACAGGGTGATAGCGGATTTCAAAGACGGCCGTCTGAAATATCTGGCCGCCAAACCTGAAATGCTTGGTGAGGGTTTGAACTTCCAGTACCACTGCCACAAGGCAATCATGTTTATTGACTACCGTTTCAACGACAAGTTCCAAGCGATAGCCCGTATCTACCGTTTCATGCAGCAGCATCCCGTAGAGCTTTACTTGGTGTATGCCGAAAGCGAAGGTGAAATATTCAAATCATTCATGCAGAAGTGGGCGCAACACCGCCAGATGGTAGCCAAGATGACCGATATAGTCCGCAAGAACGGTTTGTTCGGTTTGCAGGCAGAGGAAAAGATGATGCGGTGGATGTTTGCCAGCAGGGAAGAAAAGTCCGGCAAACTGTGGAAAGCTATCAATAATGACAATGTACTTGAATGTCAGAAGATGGAAGATAATTCGGTAGACCTGATTGTAACCAGTATCCCGTTCTCCAACCACTACGAATATACGCCTACCTACAACGACTTCGGGCATAATGAAGACAACGGCAAGTTCTTTGAGCAGATGGACTATCTCACCCCGGAGCTTATGCGTATTTTAAAGCCCGGCCGGTTAGCCTGCATCCATGTAAAGGACCGTGTACTGTTCGGCAACGCTACGGGTGACGGTATGCCCACCATCGACCCGTTCAGCGAAATGACTGTGTTCCATTATCTGAAGCACGGGTTCCGCTACATGGGGCGTATTACAGTGGATACGGATGTGGTGAGGGAGAACAACCAGACTTATCGGCTTGGATATACAGAGATGTGCAAGGACGGTTCAAAGATGGGTATCGGTTGCCCGGAATATGTTCTTCTCTTCCGAAAGTTGCCTTCTGATACCTCACGAGCCTATGCTGATTTGCCGGTGACAAAGAATAAGAGTGAATACTCGCTCGCCCGTTGGCAGATAGATGCCCATGCAAGTTGGAAATCATCGGGTAACTCTCTATTGAGCTATGAGGACATGAAAGGAACCGGAATAGACAAGATACGCCATCTGTTCAGGAACTACGAACGCGAGCATATATATAACTACGAAGAACATGTATCATTCGCAGAGGAATTGGAAGCTTACGGAAAGCTGCCTAAAACGTTTATGGCCGTTGATCCGGTAAGCAAGAAGCCCTGGATATGGGATGATGTCACCCGGATGCGCACGCTCAATACCAAGCAGTCACAGAAGAAACGGCAGAACCACATCTGCCCTTTACAGCTCGATATCGTTGAAAGACTGATTGAACGGTACTCAAACAAGGGTGAGCTGGTGTTTGACCCCTTTGGAGGTATCGGCACTGTGCCTTATTGTGCCATAAGGCTGAAACGTAGGGGATTATCTACTGAACTGAATTATGACTATTGGAAAGACAGCCTTTCATATCTGTATGAGGCGGAGATGGAAGTTAGCGCACCCACATTGTTTGATTTAATGGACAGTGCCGTATGAACATCTATCACACAGAACCTAGATTCGACTGCGAGAAATTCGCTCCATGCGGGCGCATCTCCCTGCACAAATGCCGGAAGTACAAAGGCAGACTGGATGAATGCAGGGGATGTACGCTTGTACGCCGTAAAGCCAAAACGGTTGCCGGTACGGAAGCCGGAAGAAAGGTTTGTCCGCATTGCGGACGTTCCCTTCCGCTCCACCGGTTCTATAACAGGACTGTCAGATATGGGGATAAGGAATACCAATGTCTCACCTCCTGGTGCAAGATGTGTATGAGTGAAGTCGCAGCGGAAAGAAATCGTAATAATTAATTTAAAAATCCAATGAAAAATGTAACGAAAATAGCCAAGAAGTCAGCCGGACTTAGCCAAAAATGTTCGATTTGTCCACTTATGCGAAGATGTACTTTAGAAATCCATAG